GGCCGTACCAAAGTTTAACTCATTGATATACGTTTTACCTGCAAACTTCGAGTTATAAATAGAATCAGTAGTAGCACCATTGAAATATAAACGATTAGATGTTTGAACTAATTGAGTATATGCTCCAACACCCGCAGGCCCCGTAGCAATAATCATATTCATCACCACATTGTTAATGTTAGGTGAATCGGGATAAACACGAACATTACGAGTATAAGAAGGATTCCATGCTTGACCATTAACCCTTATCCACACATAAAAATCAGTCATTGCCGTAACCGTAACCACCAAGTCGGGATTATCGGTTTGGAATGATGTTGGTGTTGTTGCGGGGAAGGTGCTACCTAATGTATATCCATAGTCAATGTTACCCAATGTAGGCATTGGTACAAATCCCGTTGATGTATATTCCGCAAATACTCTTAATGTTTTAGTTGCCATCTTTTAATCTTCTTTTTGTCCTATTGGACTTATCCAACAATCCTCCGTATAAACTTTTGTAAAGTAAGCCAAATTTACATTATCTCCTCCACTACTACAACACAAATGCTTTTCTAAAGTTATCCAAGCATCGGCATCTCCCGTTTGTGTGTCTAATGTTGTCCATACAAGTGATGCGGGAGCAACTCCTTCTAATTGTAGTGAATATTTAAATGTAATTACACTACCAATTTTTTGTATTTGCATCCACACTCCTTGCTTAACACCTATATTAGTTGTGGCAATCGTATTAGTAATACTATTTGTAGATTCTCTTTGGAATACTTTTATGTTGTTATCTCCTTGCACCATAATGCCCATATAAGCCACGTTTGCATTAGCTTGAATACGAAGTTGTAATCCAGCTTTAGCACCGCTTGTAGTGCCTGCAAATGTCTTTAAATAGCATCTTAATGTAAAGTCAGTAAGTGTTTCACTCCAACCATAAATATACCCCGTATCCGAAGCATCTGCAAATACACCACTTCCATATATCTCAATGGATGATCGTGTCTTATATTTAAAATAACCTATTGTCCTTGGCATATCTATTAAGCGTTAAAATCATCCATAAAGAAGGCAACGAATCTATCGAAGATTGTACCATAATCACCTGCCTCACCTAAATCAGTTCCTACACCGTTACGGCTTTTTTTTTTAGATGTTGTGATAGTTTGATAAACAATTAATCCATTAGAATCATAAATAGCTTGATTCATTGAACCAGTAATTTCATTAGGAGATAACTCCATGAAAACTACTTCGGCAGTAGAATCTCTTTCATTCATCTTCATTGACAACGGAAAGAACTTCTTATCTGCTAATGCTCCTTGATTTGGGAAATTGTAAATACAACCAAATTCTAATTTTTGGCCAATAATTGTACCCGTAAATATATTTCTATAATCAGAATATTGATTAAGGATATTACGAGCCGATAATTCTTGAATATCATATAAATCCTCCTCATCCCTTTCCCACCATTGACTTGTTTCAGCACTGTTTGACCAAGTTTTTAAATTAGTTGGATCTCTAAAATCTGCACCCAAGTAACTACCCGTTTCCTTATAATCTCCCATTAACACCGTTATTGATGGTGCGGTAATGGTAGTATTCTTAATATTAGTTATTGTTGTTAATTGCTTATCTAATAATGTTTCTTGAAAGAAAACCGAAAAGTCGGTATAAATACAAAAATCAAAACTTGGATGAACATATAACCTTATAGTTAATTGACCATTAAATGGTGCGGATATATTACTTGCCGAAAATACTTCTTGTTGTAACCATGTAATTTGTGGATCACTTGATTGCCATAATCCCGTATCTACATTAAAATATCTTATAACTGGCGAAACACTATAATCGACTATTTTTATATAACTTCTTGAACTTTGTGATATAGTTCTAAAAGATAAACTAAACGTGTCCCCTTCTTCTAATGGTTTTATAAAATCAATATACCCCGAAGTAGGAGCACCCGTAGTGTTATCTATGTAAGCACTCCATTTTTTAGTATCATTATTAAAGTTTGGGGTAACTTTTGAAGTTGTATAATAATCATATACAAATTCAGTTACACTTCCACTTGCATCTAAAGGAGTAACAACAAGTGTACCATCTACTCCCGTAGATTGAGATTTCTTATAAGGGAATACCGGATCATCATAAAATGAACTAAAATCGGTATCAATGTTCTTAGGGCCTTTGTAATAATCATAAGTCAATGTAACATCACGATAAAATCTTCTAATCTTTCTTTTAGGTTCTGCAACAATTAAAAAGTCTGTTCCATGATTATATTGTTTGACCGTTCCACTACCAGCTATTACTACTCCGTAACTATCATATTTAACTGTATTATATAATCCAAATGCTAAATCCTTTACCTTAACAAACCACCATTGCCCTCTATTTTGATAAACAACCGCATTAAATAAATAACAAATAGACTTTATAATTTCAATTGGCTTTAATGGTAATCCATTTTTATCCTTAAATACGGACATATTCGTATAAGTATTCCAAAGAATACCATTTCCCTCAATACCAGTCCATGGATAATAGTGCATATCAATTAAGGTATTTGAACTATAGCCAAATCCAATTGATTTAAATGCTGAATTAATAATTTTTAACAAGCTTACCTTACCTGTTATGTACCTTGAATTATTATCTAATAATATGGTATTGTTTAATGCACCTAATCCATCAATAGTTTTAAATTCAATTGCTGGGTATTTTAAGAATATATCTTCCTCACACAATTCGGGTGAAACAAATCCACTCCAAAATAAACTTGCATCACGATAATATTCTAAGTAAAAATCTTTTTCATCTTCACTAATAAGTGAATCCATATTCAATACACCGCCTAAAACTTTAAATGATAAAGATGATCCTTTAATAGGATAAAATATATCATCATCTACCGTAGGGTAATCTATTTCAATAGGTGTTACTTGCCCATAAGGAATTGTAAAAATAGTTGAGTTGTAATCTTTTTTAAGGATTAATACTTTGCATTTGGTTGTTAATAATGCCCCAAATGGCCTACAAGTTCCATCAAATTCAAATTGGTAAATAGTTCCGTATCCTGTCATTATCTTCCTGTAACTCTAAGTGTTGTTTCAAATGATTTGTTAATTGAATATCCAGTAGGTGTGGCCGTAATTGATCCCGTTAAATCTACCATCATTCTTATTGATTGATTAGAATAAGATGCTCCACCATAAGCATAAGATGAACCACTTGCCATTTGACTTACAGTACCATTTTTAACACTTGCTGATGCCCCACCCGATTTAACAGAAATTGCACTATCAGTTTTTGTTGCCATACCTTTTAATAAACTACCCGCAGCAACGGCCAATGTTCCTGCTGCAATTGCTGCAAAACCCGCACCCGGCAATCCAATTGCTGATAATACTGCCTTTATACTTTCTGCTGAAATACCAAGTTTAATAGCTGAAGTTCCCATTTGAATAAGTAAATCACCAATTAAAGATAAAAACATTGAACCAACTTGTGATATAGCATCCCCAAAAGTAGTTATTCCCGCAAGTGCTGAACCAGCAATATTAGCAAATCCACTAAAAATATTTACTCCAAAATCTTGTAGTGAAGATGTTAATGCACTTGTATAATCTCTAATTTTAGATGCTTTATCATTTACTACAAATTCATCAATATAATAATTAAACTTACCTACATCTGATGCAAAATTTTTAACCCATTCTCCAATATTTGAATTGGTTGGTAATGGCTTTATTATTGATAATAATGCACGATTTCTTTCTGCCTCAATCTCGCCGGATATTTGAGCAGCTTTTAATAAATATAATCTTGTAATATCGGTTGTATCTTGACCATATCTTGTGAATTCAGCTTTTTCTTTGATAAAAGCATCTTGTAAATCAGCTAATTTCTTTTTATTACCTTGTAATCCTACATTATTAATTTCACTTATAGCATCTGCACTTATTTGTCTAAGTTTCTTTAAATGATTTCCATATTCTTTTGTTTGAAAATCAAGTCCCGGTATTATTTCAACTTTTTCTGCTTTAGTTTTACTTGTTAATCCAATTGGCTTATCACTTAGTCCTATTAATCCAGCTGATCTACCTGTTGATGTTTCTAATACCTTTAGTTCTTCTTTTTTTCTAGCAATTGTATCGTTTACTACTTTAAGTGCATTAGGACTAAAAGCAATATGTATTTGTGTTTTACTAGCTTCTAAAGCAGTTAATTCTTTCTTTATAACACTTATAGAATCAGTAATATTTTTGGGTGATACATCGGTTTTACCAAAATCATTAAAATATCCAATAAGTGATTTTATATCAGATGCAAACTTTTGATTACCTATAATACCCGCAAATTTTATAATAGATGAATCTACTTCATCAAAAAATGAAACAATTGGTGTTCCTAATTTTAATAACCCATCTAAAACAAAAGTAAATGCTTTCCATGCTTTAATGGTTAAATCAATTGTTATACCTAAAGCATCTAATGCAAATTTTAATACTTTGCTAAATTCAGATGAATTATTCATTTCTTGATTTACACCAATAAAAGAATTTTTAAGTTGATCAATTATTCCAGCTAAATGTGTTATAATATCTCCTAATTGCAAGTTTTCCGAAATAGATGCTCCTATTTCTGCCATTGCAAATGTTGTACTCTCACTTAACTTATTAAATTGACCTTGTAATGTTTGAGATTGCCTATCGGCCATCCCAAAGAATCTACCCCCTTCGCTTGTTGCATAGGTAAACGCATCACCAACATCCTTAACGCTAATTTGACCATCGTGCATTCTTTTGGTTAATACCGCCATTGATTGGCCAGTTTTATCCGATATAGCTTGTAATGGGTTAAACCCAGCATTAATCATTTGCCGAGCCTCTTGACCCATTAAACGACCCGCAGCATTAACTTGACCAAATGCTAAAGATAATCTTTGAAATTTATCAGCATTACCACCAGATATATCACCTAACATACGAGTGATAGGAATAACTTGTTGTGCAGTTAAACCATAACCCAATAATGTTTGTGCTCCTTTTGTAATGTCTTGAAATTGCATTGGGGATTTAAGTGCTTGATCCTTTAAATCGGATAGCATATTCTTAGCAACTAATGCCGACCCCGTAAATACCTCAAATGCAATAGAGGTTTGCTCTAATTGAGCCGATGTTTGTAATGCTGATTTAATAAATAATCCAAAAGATGCAACTGATAATGTTGCTCCAAGACCCGAAAATAATGAAGATATTTTGCCCATTGAAGAACCAATACTGCCACTTGCTACACTTGTGTTTTTTGATAAACTACTAAGTGAATTTGATAAATCTTTAAGCTTAGATTTAGCATCGGCAATATCCGCACCAATTATTATCTTAAAGTCATTATTTTCTCCTGCCATTACTTTAATGAATTAACCCATTGTTTTACTATATCATCCGAAAGATACTCTTTTTCTTTTGTTTTTTCTATACCTTTACCTATCTTGTCAGTCCACAAAGGGATTAGGTCTTTAGGCTTAGGAACTTTGTCACCACCCATTGATGCTAATGATGCCCACATTAAGTTTCTTGTTATATCCCAATCCTCAGCCTTCCTAAATTCAAAACCATGTTCATAGTCAAGAAACTCCCCTAAGGTCATCCTTTTCCATTCCCATGGTTTCAATCCAGTTCTATAAATTCTTGTGAGGATACTACCCCACCTAATTATCTCTTTTTTTTTATTGTTGTATCTTGTGATGGTTGATCTAAATCACTTGGCATTAAATCCTTAGTAATCCATTCAACAACATTAACAACCTTAGCTTGCATTAACCACTTAGTTGCAATCATTCTTGATGATTTAAGCTTAGTTAATAATGATTCAGCTAATTCATCATCCCCACTACAAAATAGGTGGTATATGTGGCCACTAAGTAGCATATCACGAGTGATGTCAATTAACTTGCTTGGGTCGTTTTCGAACTCTTGCATATTGACCAAATCATTAAACTCGCCTCCTAATTCTTTAACATAAACATCGTTTATGCAACCAAGCGAGAAATCAAATGTGATTTTTTTGTTTTCAAATGTTATTGTACGCATTGTTTGTTTTGGTTTTGTGTTAAAAGCAAATAGGGTAGAGAAATTCCCTACCCCAAATGTAAACAAAAAAATTGAATCTCAATAGATTATTGAGTAACCGTAGGAACTAATTCACCTGTGCCTTTTAATTTTAAATCACAAGTAGCAATTGTTTGATCTCCAGATTTAACAGGCATTGACTCAACAAATGCTTGCCCTGTTAATACCGTTCCAAGTGATGCTAATGTTTTAAATGCACAACTTAAAGATGTTCCATTTATCCAAGCTGCTTGGATAATATCATAAGTTGTTGTTGTTGCAGGATCAGCATAATCAACTTGAAAAGTTGTAGATATACCCCATGATTTACGACCAGGTATTGCAGTTGCCCATGCACCACTATCCTTAGAAGAAGTTTCAATCATACTTGTTGATAATTCAATATCACAAGTTTGCTCGTTAATAATTTTATTTCCACCTATGTAGACCCTTAGGTCTGTACCTTGAACTAATGCCATATTTTTTTTAATTTAATTGATTTAATAATTGAGAGAACAAAATTGTTTGTTCTACTTGCCAACCCGTAGGCAATTGTAATATTAATGAATTTGTTTGATATTCACAATTTATGACTTGCCAAGTAGTTAAATATTGACTAAAGCCAAAAGTATTATTAGAAGTAATAATTCTTGCAATAATTAAATTAGCAATATCATTAACTTCTTTTTTACCACCTTCATCCGAAGTGTACTTTTGAATAACACATATTTCTATTGTAGCATCCCTTTGAAAGCTATCCTTACTTCTTACCCCTCTTGATAATTGATCACTTAAAACAATACATGGATAAACTGCTCCACTTGGAACAATTTCATCATATACACTAACCGCTTGGCTATTATAAGTTATACCACTTAATGCTTGAAAATAAGCCTTTCGCAAATCATAAGCACAATCCCTATTTATCATTTGAATAAGTTTTTAAAAAAAGAAGAAGTTTGTCTTGACAATTCCCTTTTAGATAATACAAAATACTTTAAAAAAAATCTTTTATGAACAGGTGAACGTGGAGGCTTTGCCTTTGGGCCATAATTACTTGCAAATTTAGTAAACTCTGAATAATCACCCGTTAAATCTACATTTGGCCTTGTTCCAAAATCCCAATAAGGAGCATACTTTGCAGTAAAACCAATTTCATAAGATAAATTACCCTTACTTGTTTTTTTAGGAACAAATGTTTGGCTATTCTTTAAAGCACCAGTTCTCCTTGGAGCCTCCGAATAAGAATTAGTTTTAATAAAGTTAGCCTCCTTTGTAACTAAATTGTCCATAGTATTCTCGGTTTGAATGATAGCATTATCAATCTTAGCTTTTAAACTATCCAAACCTTGAAAACTAAATTTAATCACTTCTTCTTGCTGCTTTAAATGTTAAATCTTTTTTAGTAAAATCCGGGTCCATAATATTAGAGATAGCATATTCAATACCTTTTACTTCTAAGATGTCGGTTGTTCTTGGAATAAATTCGGCTCGGTATCTCATCTTTCCTTCAAAGGATTGATTTGTGCCAAAGTTGGCACTCTCAATGTTTCTAATACCGCCATAATTCCCATAGAACGAACTTGTTTCCGCAAAGTATATACTTGTGGTATAACTTGAATATGTTACCCCCGATAAACCTCCCGCACCATCGGATGTTCCCGATAGTTTTCGTTTAAATATCCCTTTAACTCTATTTAACTTATTATACATATATTGGGCGATAATGTCTAATTCTATCTTTAATAGCTTTCAAAGCCAATCTTTTATCCTCTACTTTATTGTCAAAATCTACGGCTACAATATCTAATACCGCATTTCTTAAATCGGCAGGTAATGAAGTATATCCCGCAACAAAGGTAATTTTAATACCACTTGCAGAATAAGCACTAATCTTAGTTTTATCAACACTTGATGTATAAGTTAATGCAACATTATTTGCATCAGTTACCGAAGTAATAGATTGAACAGGACTATAAACCAATTCAATAGTTCCATTAATCTCCTTAAAAGATTGTCTTAATGTTTTAGTCTTTAAAGCCTTTTGAGTAAATATTTCAACCTCACGAAATGCCGATGCTAACAAATTAGTTAGTTGGGAATCGTGATCAGCAAAGTCAACATTTACATGGTCTTTAACTTCGGCTAAAGTTATTGGAATAGCTAAAGCATCGGATGTTATTGTAACATCCAACCCTTGTGTTCTTACAGGTTCTAATTCGTAAGTCATTATTTCTTCTTATAAGTAGGGTTTAATGCTTTGTCTTGTGGAGGCTCTACCGATTCGGTATTAACAATCACTTCTACATAACCTAATGAATTTAAGCTATTTGCTCTTTCGACATCGTATTGAATTATTTCACCTTCTTCGACATTTCTTGATAATACAATATCATGAAACATCTTAATACATTTTACACTTGGCATAACTTTATATTTAAAATTTTAAAAAAATAAGCCTACTGTTCACATGGGAAGTAGGCTTACATAATCATAAAATGAAAACTAAAACTATGAAGTTGCGAAAGAACCTTTTCTCATTGCAGTAGAGAAATATATTGGCATTGCAATAGACTCCTCAATACGCACAGTTACTAAGTTTTTAGTGAAGTTATCACCATCTTCGTAAGCAAATTCAGTCATGATATTATCTTCAAATAACAATTCAGCTGCTCTGTTTAAATCAGCAGTTAAGAATGTTCCAGAAGTAACAATATCAGTTGATACGATTGGCACACCAGCGATAGACATTCTTTGTCCTAACAATAAAGCAGGATGAGAATAACCAGCACTTGACTCCTTGTTAATCAACAATTCCATTTCATCAATTGGATTAACCAAGATAACAGAAGGAGCAAATCTCGCAGCTTTCAATTGTGCAATTGAGTTAGCTAATTTATCCCAACGATTAGAAGCAATAGTTACAGTTCCAGATGGAGTGTAAGTAGATGCCGACTCATAAAGACCTGCGAAAGCAGAAGTTCCTGCATAGTCATACAAGTTAGTATCTTCGATGTCTAACAAATCATTTAACATTTGAGTAGAAACAAAAGATTGTAACCAAGTCAAACGAGATAACATTTGCTTAGAAATCTTTGCGTAAGCAGCGATAGTCTTAGGAGTTACCTCAGAGATTGTGAAATCGTAATCAACCTGTGCTTTACCAGAACCTTCTGTTTGGATAGCAGCACCACCCTCAGAACCAGTCTTCTTAGCGAACTTGAACACACCATTTTGCTCAATTGTAGAACTACGCATCAAATCACGCAAGTGGATAGCACGAGTTGGATCAGTGATGATAGTGTTAGATAAACCAGCAATAGAAGCTGCCCAACCTGCACCAATGTTAGCAGTAAGGTTCATATCACCTACGGCCTTAAAGTTCATTCCAAAAGCTGCATCTCTACGAGAAGACAAAGATTTGAATTTATCAGCATTAGCCTCAAAAGCCTTAGCTACAAAGTTCTCCGGTTGCTCAACAGATTTAGTCTTAGAATCTAAGATAGCATCAGATAAAGATTTCTCTACGTTACCTAACTTATCTTCTAAAGAAGCTAATTTCTCACCAGCATTTTTAGTGTTCTCGATTAAGTCTGCAAGACCTAAGCCTTCCATTTCACGACCAACACCTTTTTGAATCATTTCGTTAAGGTCACTTTTTACTTCCTCAACAAGTTTTTTAATATCTTCCATATTAACTATTATTTATTTAAATTTTCCTTTAAAATTAACAAAAACTCTACACTTTTCTTGCGTTCTTCTTCTACTGGATCAATAATGATTGGAGTGGGTTCTTCCGACTTCTCTCTCTCATTGATTAGTTTAAATAATTCCGACTTGATAAAGTTATACTCTATTTCTAACAATTCATAAGTTTCATCCATTAAATTTCCACTTTTCAATTGCTTGTAAAGTTTATCGAATCTTTCTTGCAATCCTTTGGCATCTAAAGCCTTCATTCCCATAAATGGAGTGTCTGGGTTAGCACCCCAAAGAACCGAAGAAAATTCGTACAATTTAACTTCTTGAATTTGATAGTAAGAATCTTTTGCACTCTTACCTTCAACCTTACTTTCCTTTATAGTTGAAAACCCTATTGAGTGTTGGTTAATTAAACCTGCCTCATAAAGTTTTAAATTATCAGTACCTATTTGAGTATCTACAATAGATGCCTCAAAATATAAACCATAGTTGTCTTCTTTTAAAACACTTGGTTTTCCTAATGGCAAGCTTGAATCATGGTTATGTAAAAACCAAATTTCATTTTTTGCTTGTGGCCCACGTTCTTTAATAGTCTTTGTGAATGCACCGGGCATCATCATGTCATTATGAAGATCAATATTACCAAACTTAGATGCGTAACCCGAAACAATACGTTTAGTTACATCTACGTTAGTAATCTCCCCTTCTGACTTTATTTTATAATCTCTCATATTTTCTACTATTGATTGCAAATATAATAAAAATTCATAATTACCAAATTATTTATAAAAACATAAGTCCACAACGGCAATTAACTAACTCACTTGGTGGTGCGGAATTATCACCCGGGCCACTCATTAAATTGTCACCAACATTGAACTTTTCATTTAAAGGTATTGTTGGGTAACTCGCCATGGCATTATGCGAAGGTCTTTCCTTCCCATCTAAAATAACAATCCATTTTTTAGTCAAAACTTTCTTTTGTGAGTCGGCCCAACTTTGGGATGCCAAGTTCATTATCTTGGTAATCTCAGTTCTTGCAATGGTTTGACTTCTAATGATATTTCTTGTAGATAAGTATAATCCAAGCAAAGTAATAATCGCTGCCCTCGGCACACCTCTTTCTACTTGATCCTCAACAAATCTTTTAATGTCTTGTTTGATTGTATTTACAATACCTAAAACAATATAGAAGTAAGATATATCCCTAAACAATAATAAAAGCAATAATAACCAGTTCTCCTCAAAATTATCGCCTTCTTCCTTCTTTTGGTATTCATCTAAGAATTTACCTTGCTTTAATCCAAACTTGGTATAAGCATCACGCATTATCTCCAATAACCATCTTTCGTTAAAGTGATTAGTGATATGAAATGTTTGAGGATTCCTTCCTTCTAATGAATTAAGGTAAGTCTTTGTTTCTACCGCCAACTTAGTGTGTATATAAGCAAATAAGGCACGTTCATTAACATCGTGCCTCCTTCGCCATGCTACCCTATATAATTCTTCACTTACCATCGTTTGTTTTTAAAAAGTTTTTCAACTTTCTCACGTTCTTTGCTTTTTAATTTAGAATCATAAACAAGGAAGAACCCGAACCAAAAGGAACTTGTGATTACAACCGAGTTCAATATGATGGCCCAAATTTCCATTAATCCTCATCGGTTACCATTGAACCAATTTCGGTAGGATCAATGTTTAAACTTCCTAATGGCACTTGATTAGAACGAATATAAACTTGTTGCATGATTGGGTCATTTGTTGGCTCAAAGTCCATAAATACCCTTTTTTCATCTTGAGTAAGAACACCATCTAATTTCTCCAATATACTTGCTGCATCCAAGAAGTTTTGTTTCATCTCTGGATAAGCATCCACATCAAACCTTAAAACATATTGAGAAGGATTTAATCCCATACTTGGAGCCAACCACTCTAATAAACCTTCACATACTCTTGATTGCATTGGAACAACGCAGTTGATAATCATTCTACGAATAAATTGAGCCAAGTTACTTTCGGTCAAATTATCAGCATTTAAAAGAACATAAGGGTAATGCCATAATCTACATAATTGCTCAGTAGATAACTTACTCATTGCTCTTAAATCTAAATCAATGTTAGTAGTAGATAACTTAGTAAATCCAACTTTGGTGTTAGAGAATACAACTCTACCTTTAGCATTTGAGTTATAGATTTTATCATATACTTTATCTTCTAAATCTTGTTGTACCGTTGGATCAATATCTTCGGTGTTCATGTCATCCTTATACAAGAATCCCACCGCACCCCTTGTTTCAAAGTTTTCAATTGCTACTTCTTCTCCACTATTGGCTTTTTGCAAAACTCTTGCACCAGCGGTTAAAGGTGAGAATCCACGATGAACCGTAGTTTGATTATTAAAATCGGGATTAAATGAACGAAACGATAAAAAGAATGCTGGCTCAACATCTTGATTAATTGAATGTATATTATACTTAACAATCCTTCTAAACCCATCAGTAACGATTGTATAATCAAAAGGTGCAATAACATGAAGTCTTGCAATCTTACCTTTTTTAAGTGGGTCTTCCTCTGCCCAAATTCCAACATCTTTAACCAATAAATCCCAA